GTTACTAACACGAGCTCTGTCATTACACATGTCCAAACGATATTCCAACTTGTTGTCTGGCTCGTTAGGGTTGCGTAATGAAGGATCAACTGTTGCATAGTATACATCTGTTTGGTCTTTTTGCTTCACACTTGGATATTCAACTTCTACTTCATTGTACAAGTTGAACAGCTCTGTGGATGAAATATTAATTGCACTCAATATGTTGTCGTTTGAGAACACAAATGCATTTGCTTGTTCTGCAGGTGTTGCCGCTCTGTTTGGCACAACACCGAACTTGCCTTGCTTGGAATTGTATGTGAAGAACGCACCACCACTTTGACATATTTTATTGATGTTTGTTTTGGTGTCATCAAACATGCTGAGTGCACCATCAATTTGATATCTCACATGTGACAGTGTTGCGTTTGCTTGGTCAATATAATCAACTGGCTGTTGTGCAAATGTATACCAATCGTTGAATGAAGCAGTGTCGATATCACTGGCACTTAGGCCTGCACCATAACGTTCATTCTGCAGATAATCAAGTAACACGTTGCTTGGTTCATTGAGTGCGTTACTAATATCAAATGTGATAGCACCCAATCCTGTAAGACCCTCTTCTGCATCGTAATCAATTTCAAATACAGCAAACACAAGGTCTTCCATTGTGTTACTTGCACTCCAGTTGTTGAATTGGCAACTTCCAGTACCATATGCGTTAACCTTACCGGTTGTGGGGAATATTTGATTGGCGGCAGCACTTCCGCCTGCATATACCCTACAACGCAATTTACCTGCAACTTTGTTACTTGCAGTGGAGTTAGGATCGGTTACGCTTTGCACCACTTCACCACTAAAGTTCAGTCTCGCATCGCCTCTGTAAATGTTATTGATTGTCCATGTATCACTGTCGCCATATTCTGATATGACCAAACAATATGCCATGGTTTTGTTTTTATTCTTGATTTCTGCGTCTGTGATTATACCACCAGTGAAATTTCTTCCATAATACCTTGGCACTTTGTTGTCTGTGGCAGGAGGTAACTGAATTTTAACACCAGGATCTCTGCTGGCACCTCCCATTTTGGCTTCTGTTAAGCCAAATAACTTAGCAGTGGCAGCACCAAGTCCTGCGGCAACAACACCTGCCACAAGAGTACCAGCAAATGATAATCCTATACCTGCTATGGTAGCAAAAGTACCTGTTAAACCAAGTGCGCCCGCTATTACTGCGCCTATTGCTGTAAAGACTGCCATATTTTATCCTTCGTACACATAATTGGTTTCGATTTCTCGCCAACCTCTTTTTTCCAGATCAAAATCTGGTGAAATACTCATGTTTGTGAGCGTAAAATTGTCTACACTGCCTGCTTTTTTTAATTTTTTTCCAAATTTTACATATTCAAGCAATAATTTATATCCCATACTGGTATTTCTGTATTCTTCTTCTACCCACCATGCAACTTCTTTGAGTGTTTTTACCTGTGGTAACCACATATCCTCAAAAATTAAGCCGATGATCATGCCTTGTGCCACATCATCTTCATCTGTTGCAAGTATAATACAACCTTTGCTTATGATATTTGCTAACAAATGTTGTATTCTTCTGTATTCATACTCTGGTTCATGCAGTGCATCAACTGGTGCATGGTTAGCAAAGTTGATCATCATCTCCATGATCCTATCAAAGTCTTTAAATTCTGCAAATCTTATCATCTTTATACCTGTTTTATTTCGACTGGAAATTGTATCCTGGGAAGCTTCTGTTAGGACCAGTTCCTCCACCACCACCATAGCCTTGGCCACCGGTGTATTCTTTACCAAAGTCGAATGTGGTGTTCATTAAATCTTTTACTCTGTCAAATGATATATCACCTGGATACCATTTTTTTCTATCAGCACTGTTTGTTCTCTGTCCTGCTATTTTTGTTTCTAATAATTTGTTTTTGCTGGCACATGTTACTGTTACACTGTTAACCAATTCACCGGATATAAAGCTGGTGCTTTCATCGATCACAAAGTTGGTTATTACACCTTTGTAACGTTCATACACTTGTCCACTAAGTGCAAGCAATGTGTCTGGATCAAAGAATGCTCTGCGTATGTTGATGATACCGCCTTTGACAGGTGAGCTTAATATGATACCCAAGTAATCAGCATCTGAAGGAATACCACTTAATGTTATTTCCACATCACCATTAGTGGTTTTGAAATCATCTGTCATTGCACTGATACTTAAAAATGCACCAAGCTCTGTGTAAGTGTTGCCACCATATGAAATAGGTGCATAAGCACTGCTCATGTAATATGTTACATTGCCTAATGTTAAATCAACCAACAAAGCATGACTTATTCTGGTGCCTTGCACTGCTGTCATTGTGGTTGCCATTATTGAATAACCTCTACAAATTCAAATTCACTATTAAAAATTGCTCTATCATATGGCACAATAGTATAACTGGGTTTTTTACTCATTACAACTTGCCATGTAACATCTGATCCTACCACAATGCCTTTGCCACTTACTGTGTAAGCAGTCTGGTTAATAAATGGTCGATTAATTGGAACATTTACTGTGTTGTTGATTCCTCGTTGTACATCTGCTGTGACTGTGTAAGGATATTTGTAACCTGAATCTAATTGCAAAAAATCACCTTTTCTAAATATATAATCTGTTCCAGCTTCACCTGTTACTGCACTAACGTTTGCAACAATATTCAATGCATTACCACTATCCACTGTCATTTGTCCAATTTGTGTAGGTGTAAAATCGCCTTGGTAACTGGTAATATAACTTAGGTTGGTATTTGTACTACCAATGTCAATTGTTTCTGTGAATACTCTATCCAGTCTGTCAATTTCTTCGAACAATTCTCTGTTGGTGCTCCACTTTGTTGCTGGATGCATTGCTACCACAAATACCCATGGAACATTAGTGGCCACACTGCTGATCTTGACTAATCCACTGCGGCTGATTGTTTGGCCAGCCAATTTGCGTCTGTCAATATTGATACTCATGGCATTGTTAAAAATGGTTTGCATGCTCATTATGCTGGCAACCTCCTTCTACCTGCTTGTGTTACTGAATATATAAATTCAGGATCCTGTGCTACAAGCTGTTTAAATGATCTCGCATCTACTGCGTTAATGTTATATGTGACTGCTCCGCCACCGCCCATGGATCCATTTGGCACAATGGTACCACTGTTACCTGGAACAAATAATTCTGGTCCTTCTTCACCCACAATATATGGTTTGTTACTTAACACTGGACCACCATCTGCTTTGAAAATTCCACTAAAGATACTGCTTAAAATACCACCACTACCTGGTGTGTATTTGCCACCGCTAAATGATCCACCAAATATACCACTTAAGATTGGTTCAATGATTTTCAAACGGAATGCATCTGCAATCATTTGTGTGATTGCACGTTTGAATGTGTCTTTCATCACATCCATAAAGTCTGCTGTGCCCATCATTGCATCAACAAGCCCTGTGCTTAGTGTGCTTGCGGCATCTTCCATTACTTTAACAAATGTGCCATACAGTGGTGCATTTTCTTCAAATGCTTTGTCAAGTGCGGCTTTTGCTTTGGCAAATTCTTCTGCACTGATTTTGCCATCACGCAACATTTGATCAAGTATGACCAATTGTGCATTGTATTCTTCTAATGTGTCTACAGTAGCAAAATCTTCTTTGAGTCTCTTCAGCATGTCAGCAAATTTTTCTACTGTTTCAGTGGTTTTACCAAAGTTCTCAGCAATTTGAATTGTGGTGTCTGTTAATTCTGTTGCGGCTTCTTTTACTGCGGCTGCCTGTTCTCTGGTTAAGGCTGCTGTTTCAATTACTTTTGCTTCAAATTGATTAAATGCATCTCTGTATTCTGTGCTGAATGTGATGCCTTCGAACAAGCCCTCTGCACCTTCTGAGAAAACATCTAATCCTTGTTCTCTGGCATTTCTTGCGGCATTTTGTACATTTTGGAAAAAGTCTGTTACAGTTGCATCTACACCTGGTAGCATTTCCAACAACTTACCAAAACCAATACCCACATAAGCAACTTGCTCAAT